GTATAATACTGAACGACCTCTGCCGACCCATTCCAGAAGAAGCCGAGATATGGGTTGTTCGCATCACCAACCTGTCGGCCATCATAGATGCCGCCATCGTAACCGACGTTCCGGAACGAGTTGACCCAAATCCACGCCTCAATCGTAAAGTCGTCAGTCCCAAAACCAAAATCAGCGTGGGGTACAGTATTGTCAGTTACGACATAGGACGAGGCCGATCCGTCACACGAGAGCGAGCCGGAGCCAATCTTAGACCGCGCTGACGTTAGTATCGCACTGCTTTGCAGATTGACCGCGTGGCGACCGGCACTGTCCGGCGCATATGGGCCATCAAAGTGCAGCAGTAGCGAGGTCGAGAGCGGAGTGGCGACGAGAGACGCCGTGTAGGTGATCGAAACATAGCCAGTGCCAGCCGTGACGCCGTCGCCAGCGTCGGTTCCTGCCTGTCCGACGACGACGGTGATGTTTGCCGAGGCGGCAGGAGCGCCGCCGTCGCTTGGCGCCCATGTCTGAGTGACCCTACCTCCTGCACTGCCCCAATAGAAGCTACCACCTCCTGATGAAACACTGGTACTGCCAGCGCCGCCACCGCCTACAGTGACTGCACCTCCAAAGCCACCTTGGGCGGCCGGTTGACCAGTCATCGTATTGCCAGTGCCACCGTAGGCAACGACTGCAGAGCTTGAGCCAAACGAGCTATTACCGCCACTCGAACCATTGTTAACGCGGTTATAGCTCGACCCTCCGCCAGGAGCACTCACATCGACACTTAACGTCGTGTAAGCTACGACGGTAAAAGTATAGGTGCCCGGCGTTGTGTAGTTGACAGTCGGCATCTGGCGCCTAGAGTTTTACTGGTTCGGCAGCCGGATCAGGAAGCTCGCCAGCGTGAACGTATTGCCCGCCGTCACCGCTTGCGAGGCCGAGAGCGAACCGTTTGCCAGCAGGCGCGAGTTGACGCTATCGACCGCGGCCCACTTCGACGCCGTCGCTGTGCCGGTAACGGTCCCGTCCGTAATCGGCGTCGAGGCGATCTGCCTGCCGTTTGGCGAGCCAGCACCCGATGCGCCAAAGCAGCCTCCCGCACCGAAGTTCTTGTTACCCAGTGCGTAGGTCGAGGTCGCGTCGGTGAACGTCAGGGGGTCCTGTGTACAAAGATAGATGTGCGTGGCATAGGTCTTGATCGCGTTAAGACCGTTGTCCAGCGCGTAGTCGCCAACCACGTTTGCCATATCTCATTCCTCCACTGCCGTTGCCTTGATACCCGAGAGCTGGGAGCACAGCGCTGCTGCATCTGCCTCTTCGCCCATACCCTGCTGTACCCAGACGGCAGGCTCCGTCGTCCCCCCAATACCATCCGTCGGGTGCTCGCCGGCTTGCGTAGGGACTAGTGCATAGACGACCCAAGCGAACTGCCCATTGTTCTTTGGCATAGTCATGCGATCCATGCGCACCGTATTGCCGTAGTGATAGATCGTTCCGTCCGGGTTCATCGTCACGCCAGGAGGAAGCGGCTTTGCCTTGTCGTCGTCTGCCATATTTTGGTTCCTTTCATGACCACGAAATATTAGCTCTCCCGTTTGCACCTGGTTGCGCCGGTCCAAGCGGAGTAACGGCGCCCACCCCACCTGCACCGACCATCAACAGGATATTAGTGCCGGGCACTGGTGCGCCCGCATCAGTCGGTAGCCACGTCTTGGTGACGCGACCTCCCTTACTTCCGTTATAGTAGGCTGCCGGTTGCGCCGGGGAGTAGGTCCATGAGATATTGACCCAACCGTTGCCAGAGTTCTGAACGGGGCGACCGCCGTCGAGGCCACCAGAGCCGATGACGACTGTTATGTAGCCTCCGACAGCCAGGGCACCCGCTGTAAACGCTTGGGCGACACGACCACCTGCAGCACCGTTGTACTGGGGAACGCCGTTAGCCGAGCCAGTAGGGCTCCCAGCTCCACCACCGCCGGTCGTCACCGTTCCGCCGCTACCGCCACCAGGCACTGACGGAAGGTGCTGAGGATCGCAGCCTCCGCCGCCATTTGCAGTAACGGAAGGAAATATGCTGGGATTGCCATTCTGTCCAACGAAACTCCCATCAGTCGCGCCGCCGCCACCTGCAGCCACATCGACTGTGAGCACCGTATAAGTTGGTACCATGAAGCCATAAGTACCGGGGGGAAATGAGGCGGTACCGCCAGCCCCGCCGATGATGCCACTCCCGCCCAGTCCGCCACCGCCCGTCGTGACGATACTGCCGCTCCCACCGCTTCCGCTTTGATCTGGAGGGACTGGGCCGATACCGGCGAGTCCTCCAGTCGCGCTCAGCGCCGTACTGGACGCAAACGAGGACGTACCCCCGCCGCCTGCCGATACCGTAACGACGTCCGACGAACCACCGCCGCCTGCACCCTCGACCGTCACCGTGAGCGTATTATAGTTCGGGACCGGAAAGTTGACGGTGCCGGGTACCACTTGTGAATATGACCCAGGTTGCACCGACTGAAGCGCGGGCATACCGAGAACGGGTGAGCCGCCAACGAGTGGCAGCGCATTCGGGATCACCCACCCGCGCTGAAACGGCCCAACCATTGCTTTGACGTGGAACACGGTATCACGCCTTGATGTTGAGTTGCGCGCCAATAAATTCGAGCACGTTCCCCTGAGCTCCCCTGAAATGGAAAATATCGATTGCACCAGCAACGTTCGACGGCGCAACCGCGGCAGCCGCACCGCCCGGCCAATGATACGGACCCGTTTGCCAAGTGAGCACGCGTGGAGTGACCGGGTCTTGGACGATGCGCAGCGCGTAGTAGGCGCCCTCGACCACATTCATCGGCGACCCCATTGCGGAGTTGCCACCGACCATCGCCAGCCGCGCGCTCGGCGACTGCCTAGTATCCCACACCGTCGTGCCGCTTACCGCATAGGCGATATCTTGCGGCACAAAATACTGCAGCGTAGTCCAGCCGCGCATCACATCAAGCGCAACGATCTGCCCGGGAGGTCCCTGCGCACCGTCCTGGCCAGGAGGTCCGGGCTGGAGAGCAATACCCTGTACGACCGTAAGCTGGACTATCGTCATCGGGTTACTCCCTGGACCACAGATATCGTCCCGTTCATGATGACGCGCTGCATCCCATCCGCACGGCCTACGGCATCGAGCACATAGTCACCCTTTGGGATGCGCGACATCTTAGATATCGGTACATTGATGGCAAACTGATTGCTAACGATACCGATCTTGCCGTCTGCGGGGTCATCGTAGGGATTGTTACTGATGTTGATGAGCGCGGTTACGTCCTCGGCTGATGCACGCATCTCAAGCTGGAAGTCGATGCCAGAGAGGTCAATGGGGGACCCGGAGACGTCATAGTACGCAAGTGTATCCAACCAATCCTCATTGGTGTAGACCACCACTACTACGGTGCAGAAGGGTATAGCGAGAAGCTGGGTCGTCATTTGCTCACCGCCAAATGATAGCCATCATATTAATGTTGACCGGCCTCGTCTCTGCACCACCGGTCGTCGCGAGCGATCCAGTAATCGGAAGGCCAGTGATACGGTTGGCGATAGCCACGCTCGAGGCTCCCCTGGTGTCTGGAAGGTTAATGCCTCCGAGATCTGGAGTACCATTGATCTTGACGGCCATCCCTAGCAGCGAGCCAAGATCAATCTTGTCGTTCGGCGGCGCAACGGTAGAGTCAATAACATAGGCTCCGGTGGCTGGATTTCCTTGACGCGGGTTTCCAAAATCGATCGTCACACCGCCGGCAGGAAACATATGCGTATGCGACTGAACCTGTGAGGTCTGCTTAGTACCAACGTGGTCTCCCGCAACTCCGTCGCCTCGATCTGTGCGGGTCGCGGCATCTGGGTCAACCCCGCTACCATGGCTCCAGCCCCGAATGAATTGACCACGGAAGTCCGGCACTTTAAATGTATTGGGATCAGGCGCTCCGTAGCGTACCCCAATAATGCCAAACAGCCGCGAGTCAGTCACCCGAGACAGCGCCTGACCGTTACACTCATATGCGCCAGATGGCGGTACGTCGGTTGGCCACAAATCAATTGTACCAGGGACACCCCCAGTTATTGCCGGGGGGCCTCCGCCTCCGCCATTGATGACAGTCATCAACTGCATCTTTATCCCATCGAATACGCAGAAGATCAGGCCGCCAGTAACGATCTGCCCTGCAGTGAGCTGGCTCTGGTCCGGCCACACCAACTGCACGGCGGCCAGGCCGTCCATCTTGATGGTGACCGGCCCGGTATTAGTATTCATCACCTTGACCAGGAACGGGTCACCCGCAGACATAATTGTAATGTGCGGGTTAAAGATACCGACAATATTATTGACCGCGCCCGTATCCGTCGAGAAGGGGATCTTAAGGGTAAAGTTATTGACCGTTGTATCAGACTGAAAGCCCAAGAAGTTGATGACCTGCCAGTACGCACCATCAAAAACAAGATAGGCTATCTGACCCGCCCGTAAGTCCCCCGATACGAGGTCTGCACCAGTTGCGCGCCGAACGGCGTGGGCACCCAGCGAGTTACAGTTGAATGTCGATGGTCCGGTATTGGCGTTGCCGATCTTCACTGCCACCCGCATCCCAACGTACAATTGCGTAGGCACCGGAGTAATCGAGGCAGAGTAGACATTGGCAGACCCCGTATCGACCCCGTACTCATTGATCCACGGACCAATCTGTAGCGCCTGCCACATCTGTGTCAGATCGGTATCGGAGGGCGTCAAGCCGCAACCAGTGATGCACTGGGCGAGCTCGCGCATCGGCTGCTCGAATGCGGCAGCGGGCGGGATCGACCCAGGGCGACCCTGAGACGGATCGCCATTGATGTACGGGGCATTAGGATCGAGGATGCCATATGGCGCTTGATATTTCATGGTGGGTCTTCCCCGTCAGCCGTAGGAGATAGTGCCGACGATGGGTATATACCCATTCGACGGCATGGTTGTGTTCTCGTACTGAAGATCGAAGTGGTCAACTCCAGGAGCCTCCGAGATTGCCTCCGAAACCCATGAGCGGTAAATCTCTTGCCCCGGCTTAGCGCGCTCCATGAACATAGCAATGACTGACTTCTCAATGCTGGCGCGAGTTGGTACGTCGTCAGGAGACAGGTTGATGATCTTTAAGTTGATCGGGAAGCGCAGAGGAGCCTCAACAAAGAAGTCCTTTACGGTGACCGGCCTCACGTTATCGATGAACTGGGTTACAGTCTGCACGTCCTCATCTAGTGGAAAGCCATCATTCTCCAGGGCACGCAGGTCGTCGCACATGAACCTAACGGTAACGGTACCGATCCCCATCTCGAGTGGGTAGCACCAGGCCCGGGTCACGCCAGGCACCATCAGCGCCCAATGAACATAGTCCTCCTGGTCGCCACCCATCGGCGGCTGCTGGATGCGCTCGATGACACGATAGCGAAGCTCGTCGTCGGTCTCCTGGTCAGTGCCGCCCTGGAGGGTATCAACCACGCAGACGGTCTCTACGAGGGGAGGCGTCACAATGAAGCTGACGTAAGTGCCAGGGTCGAGGTTGGTGATCGTCCCTGGTGTCAGGGACCTGATGGGCACGGGAGTCGGCTGATCAGTAACGGTAACCGGAGCGGTCGTCTCGAACACAGTGAAGCCGTCGGTGACTTGGGAGGCCAAGGGGACGGTGGCCCCCTCTGGGGGTCCCGTCACCAGCACGGTGCCGACTGACAACGTGGCGAGCTTCCTTCCCGTCGTCCCGTCGGCATTGACCAGCCAGATCTGGCCATGGCGATCCAGCCACTCGGTCTCCGCTGTATCCGGTAAGAGTTGAAGTGCCAGCCAATCGATATACTCCAAGGTCAGAAAGCACAGCGCGCCCTGGGCGTCACTGAGCACGCGCAGCACGCTATTGGGTACAGACGCATCGCTACCAGGAAGGGTACCGTGGATAGAGTCCCTGACAAAGGAACGCACTTCCTTGAGAGTTGGGGTTGACCAGGGCATTAGGCTCTAATCTCCTGCCAGAGCAGTTGGTACATCAGGTCTACGGCCGCCTTGGGACCGCGATAGAGGCGCACGCCTACATCGATGCGCTGCTTGTCAACCCTTGTCGAAAGTATCGCGAACTGGGTGGCGATCTTATGGTCGACAAAGGCCTGCATTGAGTCGCGGATATAATTCATAACCCGCGTCTGGGTCGCTCCCCACATCGACTCTCTCGACTCGACGGCGCTGCGGCTCTCCAACCATATCTTGCAGCCGATCGGCCAACCCTTCCAGATCTCCTCGGCGTCCATGTCTCCCCACCACCCCTGGCGGTCCGTACTATCTGGGTCTGGCAGGCGGTCGTCAATATCGGCTAGAGAGTTAGTGCCAAGCGCCACGCAGACGGCGGTCGCCAGGGCCTGGGTATCATCCAGAGTTCCGTTATCCGTCAAGCTCCAGTCGAGAGTGACCGAATACTTGGGGAAGTAGACGTTCTGAACGAGACGAACGTCGGGGACCCGTTGAACGATCTGGGTGGGCATCTTACCCAATCTTTCCCTTAGTATTGACGCAGGGTCCGCCAGTCGTAACGACATAGGCAAACTTCGCCTTAGTCGCCTCGGCACCAAGGTAGACGTGCTTGTCGTTCCCCTGGACGTGGACGTACGTGTTCTTATCGTCGAGGTCCATATGGCAGTTGGTCCCGCCCATGCGTGTCTTGTCCTTGGTTACCTCGATAAAGCGATAGGACTTGAGGCCGTCCTTATACCGCGCCTTCTGGCCCTTCGGTGCCTGCTGCTGGCCTCCCTGCTGGCCTCCTCCTCCAGAGGACCCTCCGTCTCCTGCCTGCTGCTCCGGGCCCGCATCTTTCTGAGAGCCTCCCTGCTGCTGCTGGTCCTGCTTCTCGCTATCCTCATCAAGCAGGTGCATCCGCAGCATCTTGTCCCTCGGACCGGTCATGAAGCCGCCGTCGCCAGAGAAGTGCATCTGCAGCTTGTCGGCGACGGTGCGGAACAGGGCCACATCGCCCTTCTCGAGCTCCTTGAGCCGGTGGCGGCGGTCGTCCATATTCCCCATTACCGGGAAAGATTTATTGCCACCCATAAACTGAACGAAGCTCTCTGCGCAGGCGAGTATCTTGCCCGCCTTATCCTTGGTGGCGTCCATTACGACGCTAGTGAAGCCGTAATTCTGCGGAGCCTCTATATTCTTCCTCTGCTCGTTAGCATGGAAGTTGCCCTGGGTCTCCTGCATCTGCGTCTTGTCATTCACTTCTGGGATGGTCGAGCGGGAGCCCCCGGCGGCGAAGGCGCGCAGCGAGGTGCCGATAGGAGTCGCGCGGTGCATAGGTCTTCCTCCCTAGTGTGGCTCTACACTAGTCCCGTTAGGATTATCCTGGGCGGGCATCGTCGTGTTCGTACTCATCGAACCTGGGTTGAGCTGGGCGTTATCCTTCAGGGCCCACGGCTGCTTGAGTT